TCCGCTTGTCGCCATTATTTTTTACCGAATTTTTGCTTTTGTGATTTAGGTGGGCTTTTCTTGCTGCCGCCTTCACCACTCCAGAAAACCTTGTTTGCCCAATAAGCTGCGCTTGTCGGCCCCTTTTTGATGTTCTTTGCGTGTCTAGCCTTAAAACTCTTTCTAGCTTCCTTGGAATAGTTGTGACCCATCTTCTGGTCACCAAACCGTATTAACTTGACTTTGCCTTTGTCACGAACTGCAACCACCGCTTTCTTTGTTTTGTGATTGGGCGTTCTTTTTGGTTTGTTGAGACCTGTTAAACCAACCTTTTTAAGCCTGTTCTTTTCGGCATCTGTTAAGCTCATTTGCGATGTCTCGCTGTCTTTTTAGCTATCTTTTTTGGTTGCTTGCTATGCTGCTTGCCTTTCTTGGTATCCGCTCGTTTCTTTCTTGACGTAGCGGCATACTCTTTGTCTGTTAGCGCATCCCTTGCCGCCTTTGGTAAATACCGTTCACCAGTGGCTTTTTTACCCTGAGTGGATGGTTTGCCTGACTTGGTTCCCCATTTCTGCTTTGTCCATTTCTTCAAAGACTTCTGGGATTTTTTAAGCGTCATGACTTGTAGCCACCACCTGCATCTTTATAAGCCTTAGCCAACATCTGTGCTTTTCGGGCAGACCATTGACCGGGCTTTCCACCCTTACTGCCAGCTTTGATGCGATTAAACTGTCGCTTACGCATCTCTGGCTTGGTGTAGTTACCTGCCTCGTTTACGCGAGACTTTGCTTTTGGCTTTGCCTTGGACTTTGCCTTTGGTTTTGCTCTGGACTTTTTTTGTGCCATTTCTAGACCTGTTCTTCGTCTGTGATGTTACACGTAAATTACTTGCCTTGTTATTCTTGGTGTTCCTGTCCTTGTGATCTACGTCCTTCTTGTCACCTTTCTTAACAAGACCTTTCTTTTCCATAATGTCCCTAGCGGCATTACGGTTAGCTCGACGTTTTTTCTGCTTAGGCTTTGAGTGATAATTCTGATACTCAGCCTTGTAGTTTCTAGCCATAATGCTTGATAACTTTCATGCAAATAGTATAGATGTCACCGCTACTATGACCTATGGTTGTAAAGTCAATGTCACCCGTCACACCACTGCCTGCATTGTTAGGTATCCCAGAGAACTCTGAAAAGTCAACAGTATCAGCGTAATCAGCTATACAAAGCCAAGCCAGAACATTTGTGCTTGCATCAAAATCTATCCTGACACTCATACCTGCCGTGCTGTACCATATTTTCTGTATGGTGACAGACGTACAAGACTGCTTGGTAACAGGATCAGCATTTAAAGCGGAGACATCTATCTTCTTAACAGCAGACTCTCCTGATCCATCGCTTACGTTAGTAAACTTGAAAACAGCAAACTGTGGGCCATCATTTATCGTCTGTGTTGCAACTGCATCAGCCATTTAAACTTCCTCACTGTAATAATTGGGACGGCTGACCAAGGCCAGCCTCCTCATGTGAATTTACTGATCAGCAAATGCAGGCGCAGTTGTGCTCGTAACATTTCCGAAGATTTGATAATTCGTCGTGTTTAATCCAACGATGGTTACATCAAATCCGGCAGGCACATTCAACTGTATACTGCTGTTTGAGCTTCCGTTAGAAAATACTGAGCTAATTGAGTCGCCATCAGTATCTAGTAAGGTCACACCACCAATGTAAAAGTTGCTATTTCCGGGGGTGATAATGAGCGCATCAGTGGCATCAGCCGCTCCACCTGCATAAACAAACCTGAAAATAGACCCTGCTATGGGTGCAGGTAACGTGTAGGTGTTGTCCTGACCGCCATCTGGGACAAGAAGAATCCTTCCGCTATGCGTGGCGTTGGTAAGAGTGACGTTGGAGTCAGCAAGACTTACAGGGCCGTCACCGACAGTGACTACCTCAGTAATTGCACCTGTCGTGGTGTTTTTGCTGACGGTTTTGAAAGTACTTTCGGAGCGTACCGCTCCAGTAAATGTAGTATTACCCATGTGGTTCTCCCTGTCTGGGTTAGTCTGCTATTGTTAAGCAGTCAGGAATAAGGAAAAGGGGAGCTAGGCTCCCCCTTCCGTGAAACGGTTTATGCTCCGGGCGAACCGTAAATGCCCAAGGGATCGGAGACCCCGAAAGAGTAACGCTCTCGCGCCTTGTACCGAACATTTCCAGTGTCAAAGTCACCGTCCATGCTGGTCTCTAGAGCCGTTCTTTCAAAATGCTTCATACCGTTAGGTATATCGGTGAGAAGGTAGAAAGCGTTGGTGTCAGTCAGATAGTGATTGACAGAGTAACCTTCTGGAATCGCACCCATATTACGGATAGCATTGATGTCGTTGTCGGCTGTCGCCACACGCTGGGTTGTTTCCAGCAGGCGGTCAGCAGTAAACATCAGGTTAGGTGGAACAATTAAACGAGTTGGTCGCGCTGCGATAAGCAGGCCACGCTCATCAGTGTAGGCCGCAATCTCAATGATTGCATTCTCCAGAGATGTCTCGTTCAAGTCAGCCGCAGTTGCGGGACGGTTGCTGTTCTTACCGCCGTTAACCAAGGGATGACCGTCTCCACCAGTAACACCATCACCAGATGCAGTGAACAGGTTAACCCCGTCACCCGTCTGGAATGCGTTAGTGAAGCCGTTGTTTAGAGGAAACGCAGCTTTTACCTGCTTGGTATAAGCCATAGCACGGGCAAGTGCCTTGGTATAACGTGCAGAAAGCGAGTCATAGAGATTATCTTCCATCGCCTCTTCAGTTATAGCAAAACCCATCGCTATTGTTTCGTGATTATACCTTGCGGTGAAAGACTCTTGCGCTGAATCATAAGAGATTGCAGAACCTTCGTTTTTCACTGGCGCAGCGGCAAAACCACTCAGCTTGACTTCCTCTTCAAATGAACGATCAGAACTCTCTGTTTCATAAATGAGAGTGTGTTCGTCCTCGTACTTTTCATACTCCAAACCAAAAAGGGCGTTAAGACCCGGAAGGAGTTCTTTAAGCATTTGTGCTCTTGAAATAGCCATTTCTTATAGCTCCTTATACGCCAAGTTTAGTTTCGTAAGCATGACTGAGCGGCAGATACGTCACAATACAGTCGGTGAAAGCATCACCAACAGCACTGCTTGGGCCGTCCACAAAGTCAACTACACGAAGCGGAAGAGTGTTAGTCGTTGCAATTGAACCACCATCCAAGGCATTCTTGCTTCGACCGATTGAGGTTGAACCTGCTGTGTTAACCGCAGAGATGTTGTTGCCAAGCCCAGTCTGAGCTATAGCTTCGTCACCCTGCATACGGAATAACAACTTAGGATCATCGCAGACATAAGCCATAATATCACTAGCGGCAGTAGACGCTATGAATTGCTGGTTAAATGTCAACTGGTTTGTGTTGGGATCAGTGTACGAACATCCCATGAAAATGCCAACTGTGCCAGCAACAACCGATGTTGTCACAGCCGCTTTTTCTACAGTTCCAGAAGAAACGATCTTAACGAAATCACCATAAAATATAGCAGTTCCGTAACCGCTTGCAATCTTTATGTGTCGAACTTTTCCTGTAAAAGAGCCGCTCGCACTAAGAGTGTCAACTGGTTCTGCGCCCATAGGGGTTGCAGTGGTAGCCATGTTTGGCCTCCTTTAGTTACAAGTCTTAGTTGAGGAGCTTACTATTAAGTTAACTCCTTCCAAAAGTTGTCCTTGTACTCCGCTCTGGTTTCATGAGCGGCATCCTCGGATCATTTTCGCGCAAGTAATTGTTATCCACAGAGTCCATCTGGTTCTGGGCAATCTTCTGGAAATGCTCTGTTCTCGCTGCCACTTTCTCATCTGGCATCTTACAAAGCAACAAGCCACCTACCTCCAGACCTTCCGTAAAGCGGGAGCCAACATCCGAATCCATCAACATTTCGGGGTGGTCTGCTTTTTTGCAAGCTACCCAGCCTTCCCTGAACATTCTGGAAACGTGGGTGTTGTCTGGCTCACCAAGGGTGCTAGTCCTAATCCACCTGAACGTCCAGCCCGGAACGGGATCTGGGTCAGGTAGAATAGACGCTGGAACCCATGAGTCGTTAGGTCTTGCTTCCTCTTGACGCGATTGTTTGTTTCTGGGTTTGCGCTCTTCAGTCATCTCAAGCTCTCCTTGTAGAACTCTTTGGCATACTGTTCGTTTGTGATCCCAAGTTTCTTGGCGAGAGAAACCTGAGAGGGCTTTAGCTTCAATTTGCGCGGTTTAGCACCATTATTCCTGTTGGACGGTGCTACTACCGTGGAAGTTTGGCTGGCAGTCGAAGTCGCGGTAAGCCCATCAGAATCGCTATCCTGCCATCCAAATTTTGGATACGCCTCTCTCATACCTGAGTCTATGAACTCAAAGTAATCTGGCGTATTTGGTTTTATCTTCCTGTCCAACACAGCTTCTTCATGCAAACCGTATGCGGTTGCAGTCATTCGCCTATGTGCCGGATCCATAAACCAACTGTTCTTTTCAGCCCACTCCTTTGCCTCTGGATCAACCTGCGGGGGCGGGGGTGGCTGTTGTTGCGGAGCAGGCTGCTGGACTTGAGGTTTTGCAGCCTGTACCGCTAAATTCCTTTCATACTTTTCTGCCTCAGCCATTTCGGCTTGGGCCTTATAAAGTGCCTCCTGAGAAGAAACCACGTTATCCGTGTCACCTTCTTCGTAAGCCTTTTTATACGAATCCTTTGCGCTTTGCAAGGCAAGGGCCGCTTTTGCTTTTATCTGGGCAACGAGAGCCGACTCTCCACGGGAAATGACAGACTCCATTTCCTGATTTCTGCTGTGCAGTTGCTGAGTTATGGCAACTGCCTCGTCACGAACCTTTTCAGCCGCTTCCCTTTGCCTACGTTCTTCATGCTGTTCGTACTTCAGCTTATTAATACGCTTCTGCACTTTTTCGCTATAACCAGAAAGCTCCTCATCATCTGGCTCATCTTCTGATGCCTTTGCTTTTGCTGGACGTTGATCCTCTACAGGTCGATCATCCACAATTTCAAGCTCGATCTGATCATCCTGAGCCTGATCTTCAGTCGCTTTTGCACCTTTCTCGATCTTGGTTCTTACGCCAAAGAATTTATCTTCTGCGGGTGTTGCATCAACACTCTCCATTGCGTCACTCATACTCTACCTATGCCTCTTGGATCTTCGATTACAGCCTCAACGCTGTCATCGTTTATTAAACGGAATTCCTGACCATGCACCATAAATCGTGTGCCTGAGTAGGAGCGCATTAGAATCCAGTCGCCTTCCTTGCAATAAGCACCAGAGGGAAACCGTTTTTTGTCGGCGTAGGCATCCTTGCCCATTTTCAAAACCATGCCAGTGATCGAACCAACCGATTCTTCCTGAATTGATTTTGCGGATTTAATAATCCCGCCTTCCGTCTTTTCCTCTGGATCAGGTAAAGCAATCAACAGTTTGTAACCTTGCGGCTCAGGCAGTTGATGCGCCTTGCGAGGTTCCTCCTCGTTTTCTGTAGGTACTACTGACAGTTCTGTCATTGGTATTTGCCTTTGCACTGGAAAAAAGCGTCCAGAGTCGCTTGCATCGCCCGTTGCGATGAATGGTTTAAATATTAAATACTATTCTATGCCTTTTCAATTCTTTCCTTCAAATCGAGAAGCTCTCTTTCAGCGATAGCGAGACCTTCTATAATACCGCAACAATGTCGGTATTCTGCGAAATCCTTACAAGCACCACCACTAATGTGGTCACTCAGTTCATTCATCTGCCTGCGTAACTGTTCACGCAAGACCTCAAATGCATTGTTGGAGGCTCTATCTGTCAAACAGGTTCTCCACTATCTCCTTGCCAATCTTGACCCCTTCGATCTGTTCCTTGGAAACAATCTTTCGACTTTCCAGTTGATCCTTGGCGTTATCTTCCGCTACCTTTACAGCCAGTTCCGCTTTCCTGATTTCCTCGTCCCTATTAAGTTTCTGGGAATCAAAGTTGACTTTACTCATTGCTTTGGCTGTTTCAAGCTGAAGTTTGGCCTGATCAATCTGGGCCTTGCTCTGGGCTTGCATTTCTTTAATCGCAAGCTCCCTTTGCGCCATCTGTACCACAGGATCTTGCGCCTGTTCCTGAGCTTTCTGCTGTGCCATTTCCTGTTCATTCTTGCCTTTCAACTGTTCAGCCGCTGGGGCCACCAGTCTGGCAATTCGTAACTCGATGTCTTCAGGCAGGTTTTCGTCTGGTGCTGGCAAGTTAACACCAAGCTCTTTCTCAACTTGTTGACGATAAGCAAACGCCAGATGTTCCTGAACATGTGCCGCCATCGCTGCAACCATCTGTTTAGCCAATGGACTTCTACCAGCAATCTGCAATATCTTTGGATCTTCAATAAACGACATGTGCGCCTGAATGTGTGCCTCATGATCCTGATAAATAAATGCCTTGACAGGCTTGTTGTTCAGGATATTCATGTTTTCACTGACAGGATCAGTTGGCTTGATATCGTCTTCCATCGGCACGATCTTGTCTGCATCCCTGATGCTAAGGACATCCAGCATCTGACGATGCAGCAACGGCAGATCATACATCTCAGGGTTTTGCTGAGATAGCTGTAACGCAGCCTGATACTGCATAATGCGTTGCGCCATCGTACCTGAGTTGGGATCGCTTACCGCAATCACATCAACACGCCCATCGAAATCCTCGCGCACCACAGCGTTGTCTTTGGTTGCGTAAGGATAATCACTTGGGCCAAAATCGTAGACAATGTTAGAAAGTAAACGCAATTCTTTACGCATTGAGGCGTGTAACCTTGCCTGCACCGCGCTCATCACCTTCATTGACCGCTCAAGAATGGCGAGAGTCGTTCCGACAGGTGCTTCACTGTTCATGTCGGCTGCTTTTACGTCAGCCGCTGTGGCAAATCGTCTTCCTTCTTCAACAATATCGCCTAAAAGCTGATAAAGGACGTTGCTCGGCTCTTTATAAGGTAGAAAACTGATATTTTCCTTGATTGAGCCACCGGGAACGTCCACATCCCTGAATTCTCCCGGCATTATTGGTGTATCATCACCTTTAATCCGTAATCCACGGGATTTTAGACCTCCCGGAAGGTTAGCAAGCGTCCCTGCGTCCACAAGTTGGCGCAAGAGGGAGGTTGCGCTTTTGGCGAGACCGCCAATCATGTGGATTAGTCCAAATCCGTAGAAGCCAAGTCCGGGCATGTACTGGTAATGAACAAAATGCTCACGTTTCATGCGCTGGGGGTCGCCTTCATAGTAATTTCTGCGTATCGACAGCACTTTTCGGGAGCTTAAATCGATACTAACAACATAAGGCAGGGCAATTCCAGTCGGTTCGCCCCTTTTTGTGTCCTCAAAACCCGCCAAGTCAAGCTCAATCTGCATTTCCAGTATGGTATGACGGGCATCTAGCTCGTAAGTGGAGGAATTTCCTGTTAACTCCTCGTATTTATGCTTTATTTCGTCCGTGTCTTCGCTTGCCTTGCCGATATCAACGTCCGAATAAAAGCCAGCAACCTGCATTTTACGGATTTCATTGCTTGAACGCTTCATGACATGAGTCGCACGTTCACATGTTGTCAAATCAGACGCACCGTAGCTAACAATAAAGTCTTCTGCGGGTACAAACATGCTACAAGGCCGACCCATGTTGGGATCGAAGTACACTTTTCTAAACGCAGAGCCTGCCAACGGCAGAGAAAACAGCAACCGTTCCGTTTCGGAGCGGTATTCCGACATCTTTTCGGTGACAAGATAATTTAAATAGTCCTGTACCCTGTGCGCCTGCTTCTCTTTGTCCTCATCAATCACGCCAACAATGCTGGTCTTAACAGGGCCAGAGGCAGGAAACAGTTCCTGTATCGACTGAGACTGAAACTTGATGACAGATTCTGTTAGTAACGGATGAAACACACCACATGCACCATCCCAAGGGGTGGTTCTGTCTTCATGCTTCAAGCCCAGAAGGTCAAGTCCTTCTATATAAGTCCTCTCCCAGTCTGCACGGCTTTCCTTGTCAGACCTGTAGTACCCGATCAAGTCACTGGCAAGACTCGCAAGATCACTGTCTTCCATAAAGTCTGCAAGGTTCGCGTCAAACGGAACCATGCCCATGCTTGATGCGTCTGGATCAAAATCAAGAATTACACCACCGTCAGGCGTTTCAACAGAAACCGCCTCTGGGTTTACAATCTCGATCTCTATCGCATCTTCTGGCGACAAAGCACCTGCCATCATATCAGGTGTTGCAAGTGGCTTTTCAATTGCCATTTAATTTACCCGTTCTTACGAAACTTCTGTGGTCTTGCTGCTCCAGATCCGCGAGCCGTTGTCTCTTTCACTTTTGTTTTCTTACCGCCTTTCATCATCATCTTTGGATTAGATGCTCCACCTTTCGCGTAACCCTTGGTGTTAGGTTTTCCTCCAGCAGCCATTTTTTTCTTCGCTGGGGTCGTGGTGGTAACTGGCGTTCTCGCTTTTCGCTTTGACATTTTATCGTTGGGGCTTCTGACAGTGCTCTTGCCAGCACTCATTTTTTTCTTGGCTTTAGATGTTTTCTTTCCACCGCGCATCATTTGCTTGGGTTTTTTACCTGCCATCTTACGCATCCTCCGCATACAAATTATTAAAGGTTCTTTCTGAATCCATGTAGCTTTCATCGCACTCGGCACTCATAGTCCATTGACTTGGCCTGAAGTCGGGTGCGCCATCACCACATGCCCATAACGCTGGGTTCGTTACTCTCACCCTGTTGTTGGGAAGAGCAACGATATTTCCAGTCCATTCACCTGCGTCAGTCAACTCGATGACATGACTCTGCTTGTGCTGGGCTGGGTCATCTGATATATGCGAGTCGGTGTAATCCACCGTGAACATATACTTACCTGTATAGAACTCGCCATCTATCTTACATTTCCAAGGACTTGAACTTGCCCTGTCCATTACATATACAGCATGATTGCGTGAACTGCAATCCCAAGGCTGCACAAGATGAGGGGCCATCTGTTCAGGCCATTCTTCATAAACCGTGTCACCCACCAACGCACTGATCGGCATCCTAGCCCACATAGCACCGCCATGCACGTTAGGTTCTTCGGTATCATATGTTTCCGCGCCAGTAAACACAACCTGAAAACTCAATGACCTGTCAGGTATGGTGGTAACGGCAATTGCCAGAGCATGGATAAACTCTCCATGATATGCGGTGTGGTTGTGAGTATATTCTCTTCGCACCCAGCACGGAAAATGCGGGATGTTCGATTGCAGATATGCCATGTAACAGCCTTATCAGTAGTATGCGGCAGTCCTTGAATAGAACGGCTCGTCTTCTTCATCAGAGTTCAGCCTGAGAAAACCACCCTGCCTGAACCTGAGCAACGCCTGAGTGGATGAGTCCACCAGATCGTCGTGATCACCTGAAGGAAAAGCGGCAAACTCCTCTACCACTTCCTCAGCGAATCGTCTTTCGGGTCGCCACACAATACCTGATGCAAACATATCAGATACCGCGTTAACCCGTGATATCTTATCATTACCCCGTGACGGGGTGTATTCCGAAACCGCGATACCCATCGCCCTGAGTTCAAAAATCAGTGGCGTACCTGCGGCTTTCGCTTCAACAATACAGGCATCGGGTTCCCAGTCTACATAGAACTCATAGGCTTTCTTTTTAAGCTCTGGAAACTCCAGCCTTTCCTTGAACGAGTCAAGGAGAATAATCTGGGGTATGGTCTTACCTTTATCATCGGGCGCATAAAAAACACCCCATGTTGTGCAGGCAGAGTAGTCAGCCCGTTCCGTTTTGAGAAAGGCCGTATCCCAAGACTGTATAATAAACTCACAAGGGGGCGGGTTATCCTGCTCCCATATCTTCCACCAGTTGCGTTTGATCAACGCCCCTTCCTCTGAGGTCGGGTTCTGCTGGTATTGTGCATTCCATTTTGATGACGGCAGTTCTTCCCTGAGAGCTACCAGTTCCTGCATGGGCCAGAACTCAGGCCACAACGGTTTTTCTGATGGCATGATGGCGGGAAACTCGATCACTTCCCACTGGTCAGATCCCAACCTCTTGGTCGATGACTTGATGATCTGCCCCGTCAAATCCCTTTTGTGCCAGCGAGTCATTACAATAATAATAGACCCACCGGGCTGTAATCTCTGTCTTGGCCCCGATGTGTACCATTCATGAGCCTTGTCAAAAACAGAAGGATCGCCACTCTGGCCTTCCTGCTCAGAATGAGGATCATCGATAATCAACAGGTCAGCACCTTTACCCGTCACTGCCCCGCCAACACCGATAGCGAAGTATTCGCCTCCTTTACTGGTACTCCATCGACCTGCCGCCTTTGAGTCTGCTCTGAGGCTGGTATTCGGAAACAGATCCTTGTAGTCCTCGCCATCCACCAAGTTACGAACTTTACGCCCGAAACCAACACTCAACTCGGCGGTATGCGCCGTCTGGATAACCTTCTTCTCTGGGAACTTGCCCAGAAACCATGAAGGTAATAAATAAGAAGCAAACTCTGACTTTGTGTGTCTGGGCGGCATATTCACAATCAACCGCTTCAGATCACCACTGGCGACACGTTCAAACGCCTCAGCCATAATCTTGTGATGCCTACCCTCAATGAATGCAGGCCAAACCCTGCGAACAAACCCCATAAAATAATCACGGGCGTATTCTTTGGCTTCAGCTTCTTCTAGCTCCTCGATCAGTTCAAGGATCTGAGCCTGCTCCGCAGCAGGTAGGTTTGGAATCTGTTTTAATAAAGCTGGATCTATCTGGTCAGCTAAAGGCATTGCTACCTCTTTTCTTCAGGCAGGGGTTTCCTACTGTTATAGAACCGACCTTTTCAGATCCGAACCGTTTAGAACCGAAAAGCGTTTTATCTAAAAAATAAAAAACCGAACATTTCCGATGTTCGGTTCTACAGGCCATTTACGGAAGGTAACATTTAATTAACGTGATACCTTTAATGACCTTTCGGATACAGTCATATCCATATGATAACAATTTTAGGGGGTTGACAAATAAAGTCAACAAAAAAATACATAAAAAAATATATATATATCAAGGTTTTAAAAAATGAAAAAAAATTATAAAAATTTTTCGGTTATTTTGAAACGAAAATACACTGTAAATCAAAGCCCTTTTTACCACGGGCGATTAAGTTTTCAATTACGGTGTCTCTTATCCATCTGCATTCTTCCATAGAAGAAAAGCTGTCATACAAGACTACGTGATCCATATAAAATAAATATAAATTATACATTTTGAAATTTTACTATTTGTTTGAGCAGATTCCTATACATAGATATACAGGTACGCGACAGGCCACAGGGGGGGTGGGGGTACAAGGCCCATTATGATAGTTTTTAAGGAGAAAGAGGCAGAACCAGAAACAAACGCGAGCGGCCCGATCAATGAACCGCGTCAGGCGGCATGTCCTCCGCTTCCCGCTCCGCTTGCGCTTGCTCTTGACCACTTGACAGCAACGCACCCAGCCTGCGCTCCAGCTCGCCAGCGACTGCCGTGCTGTCTCTGCTGGAAACGGTCACATCGGTTTGGTCTCTGAACAATCCGCTTGCACGGGCCAGCCCTTCGGCAGCCCTTATCTTCAACGGGTCATCGCATCCCTGCTCCATCCAGTGGCGAAACCTTTCCAGAACCCGCTCACGGTCACCAAGAGAGCGAGCCTCTTGTAGCCCTCCT